ACTCGCTCTCTCCCGTTTTCGTTTTGATGATCTTCACGGGTTTGGTTCTCACGATGTACCCGACCGCATCGAGCATGTCGAGGAAATTCTTTTGCTTGGCGTTCCAGGAGAGCGTGCCGATGTAGACGAAGCATTTCCCGATTTCGCATTCGTGTTTGAAATAGCGCATGAGCTTTTCGTAGGAGAAAAGCCACCCAAGTGTCCTTTGCACGTAGAGCAGATTCGCGCCGTCGATGAAGACGTATACTTTGCCTTTGACGAATGGCTTGATCATGAATTCACCCTACCACTGCGCGAAAAAATCTGCAATAGAAAAGTGAGTTAATCCTCTGCTCCTGCTGCACGTGTACTTTGTCTACGCCCCGCTGCCGATCGCTTTCGACACGCTCGCGCGGAGGGTGATGAAGCCGATCCCTTCGAGGATCATCTGGTTATCGTTTTGCAAAACACCGAGTACGATCATCAGTAGGCCGATGAGGTAGGTTTTTTTGCCTGAGAAAAATGTGATGAGGTCTTTCATACGATTAGATTTTGTCGAATAGTTTATTCAGTTGCGCGAGGGTCTTGATTCCTACGCGCCGACCTTGCAAAGATTGAAGCTCGGAAAGAAGCGCCACCTGATAACGAGTCTGGAATTTGTAGACTGCCGTTGCTGTGATATTTCCGTAGTAACCTGTTTCTTGAACCGCGAGCGGGAAGACTCCCTCGATCTTGAGCGCTTTTTGCAGCATTTTGATATCCTCCGACCTCTGTCCGTGGAGCATGACGTTCTTGAAGTGGTATTTGAAGGGCGCGGGTTGGGGTTGTGGCTGGGGTTGCGGGATGAGTGCTTTTGGGTAAATGAGAAGTTTAATGAGCCATGGAATCGGATAGTTGAGTGCTAGTTTTTTATTCCACGGATTATATGAATCGAAATCTTTGACGAAGCTGTCACGCTTGAGTCCGTGTATCATCGTCGCGTGGTTGCTTCGCGTGATGCCGCATGGCTTGATCAGGTCTGCGGTATTCCATGGCGAGCAGGTCGGGTGTGCAGAAAAGAGCGGCGCTTGCTTGACGTGCTTTTCGATCTTGTCGAGCGGCGTGCGCTCGGTCTCTCCTGCTGCTACCCATTCCCATTTAATCTCGAAGAAGGTAAGCGATTGTTTTCCGATGTCAAAAAGTTTTTGCGGCGGCGTGGCGTAGTAGTCGTCCCAATCGAAGACGGGGTTTTTCTGCGCGTAGGGGAAATCCCAGAGCCTTTGCGGGGTGAGTCCGTAGTGGCGGTAGGCGTTGCAAACGCGATCCAAGTAATTCCCTTGCCGCGTGGTGCCGCTGGTGTATCCTGCGAAGCGCTCGCCTGTTTCCACCTTGCCGTCTTTACCCAGAAACTCGTTATCTCGCAAGAATTTCATCGCGTCGGACGGCATAAGGTGCATGTCGATGAGCGCGTTGAGCTGCGTGTCGAGGACGTTCGTGCCGCCGTAGTTTGTGCAATTCATCGAATCGAAGTACACGCCGAATTGCTGCTCTCCGTTCGGGAGGTAGCCGCGCTCTTGCCATTCTCCGTTTCTTAAGAACTCTTGGTACACGATCCCGCTCTCCTCGCCTGCGATGTAGTCGGTGAGGCGCGGAGTCGCTTCGATGAGTCCTGTGTTCACACTTGGGTCAAAGAGCGTTGGGTGTTGGATTGGTTTTGGTTCGTTGGGCATAAGTTATTGCGTTAAACGTCGACGCCTGCGGGATCCTCGTTTGTTTTGGCGGGATCGCCGTGCCCGACTTCGACCTTGTCGAGCTCCTCTTGCGGGATGGCGTCGGCTATGGTTTTTAGTTTCTTAATATCTTGATCGAAGGCTGAACGAATGATCGCAAGCTGCCGCAGGTTCGCGTGATATATCAAATGCTGCAAACGCCGCCAGAATCCACCGCGGATTTTCATTGCCTTTAGGATTTTGATTTCTTGTAGTGTGAGAGTAGCCATAGGTTTATTGTTTTACGGGTAAGCGTTCGTTGAGGATTGCTTTGAGCTCAATGAGTTGATTCTCTATTTCGTTGAGACGCTTGTTTGAGTCTTCGAGCTTACCTTCTAAAGTGTGGAGGTCGTTGTCTCGGATCTTGTTGAGTGCGGTGAGCAGTTCTTGTTTGTTCTCCATCTCTGATTTTATTTTTTCAATCTCTCGCATATTTTCGTGCGCGGGGTTGCTCAAAAAGAGAAAGAGTGCGACGGTGGCTCCGATGATCGAGATGAGGAATCCGACCTCGTTGAAGAGGATTCGCCTGAAGCGTTCGTATTGACCGTTGCCGTTGATTTCGATTTTTGGTATTGGCGTCTTCATACGAAGTCGTTGTTCGAGAACATATCCCAGCTGCCCGCGCTGCCCGCGCCTCCTGCGCCGCTACTGTGGGTTGAACTCCCCCCCGTTCCTCCCGTGAGAGTTGTGGTGAGTCCGTTATTGGTGATGGTTCCTCCTGCTATGAGTTTACCGACGCCTGCCGCTCCGCCTCCGCCTCCGCCCGCGCCGTAGCTTGCGGCTCCTGATGCGCTGGTGCCGTTGTCGCCGCTCAAGTCGAGCGTGGCGGTTGCTGCGATGGTTACGGTGCCTGCTACTTCGATGAGCAAACCGCCTCCGCCGCGACCACCGTTGCCCGAGGCAGTATCGGCACGTCCGCCTCCGCCGCCTCCGCTACCCGCGCAGACGAAGATATACTTATTCATGATGTTCGACGTGAAGCCGCCATTGGATTGATTTGCCGCTCTCCCTCCACGTCCTGCCCAGCCGAAGTTGTATTGCTCGCCGTTTGCTCCTCCGCCCGCATTGCCGCCGTCGCTGCCGCCGTCTTTACTTGCTCCGCCTCCACCACCACCTGCTCTCTTGGCGCTGCCTGTTGCGGGGCTGCCAAGCCCGCCGCCCATGCCCGCGCTGCTATTCCAGACAATGATCGCTGTGGTGAGAGTGCTATATTGATAATTCTCGTTTTCGGTCGAACAGATAATTCCCGTGCCGATGTTTCCGCTACCACCACCTGATCCGTCGGTGCTACCTCCATTTCCTCCCGAGGCGCCGTCACCTTTGAGATCAATTTTTCCGTCCCAGGTGAAGTTGCCGCTCACTTTGATGTGTAAGAGCGTACCGCTTGCATGAGGATTGATGAGTCCGAGTGTTGCTCCGTTGCTGATCGAGAGCGAGGTGTAGTTCTTCACGACGTAGGCGGCACTCGCGGCGTCTATGTTCGTGGTGCCTGTTGTAACGCTGAGGGCGCCGTCGGATCCCGTGCCGCCGAACTTGGCGCCAACTTCGATATTGTCCTTGTAGAGTTTTTTCGCGCGTACTTCTCGCCATTGAAAGGTTGAGGATCCGACGTCATAGGTATTGTCGGTTTCGGGGAGGATGTTCGAGTTCTTGCGGATCTTGCTCACTTGGATCGCTGCGGCTGATGCGATCTGCGCGTCAACGATCGAGAGTCCCGCCCAGAGAGTCGGGCGGGTATCATTGTAGATATAGCCGTTCGTGCCGTCGCTCGTATCTTTGATCGAGGTTTCTCCGACGCGATTATAGACTTCGCAGATCACGATCTTGTCGGTTGGGTAGGTTGGGGCGCTCGGGCTTGCGGCTTCCGTGCCTTGCGTTACCGCGAGAGTTCCCGAGCTGTTTATGGTGAGCAGATCTATGCGCGGGTTGGTGGTTGGCGCGGTGAATGAGGGCGAGTTTCCGCCTGCGAAAATGACACGAGTGTTGCCGATGTAGAAGACGCCCGCCTCGACTGCGAGGGTCATGTTCGGTGTGCCTTGCTGATGGGGTAGGAGAAACGATCCGCCTTTGGCGTCCGATCTTAAATCGTTATATTGTGTGGCGAGTGCATTTTCGCCGACGCTGACTTGTGATGATTTCATAGGGGTGTGACTATGTTAACGTGAAAATGTATTCGATGGTCGTATCTTCTCCCGTTGCTTTGGTGTAGGATGTCGCGAAAACGGCGCGGGCGAATAGCTGTCCTGTTCCTAGGGTCGCGGTGCCGTCTATGAAAACGCCGAATTCTCGGTAGGTGTTGTTCGGGAGGGTCGCGTCGCTGAAGAAGAATTGCAGGGTTACCACGTTGTTACTCACGCTTGCGAGGGTTGTGGCTATTCTGTTGGAGGGCGTTTGCAGCGCGGTGTCGTTGTTGGTCGGCGCCGTGCTGCCTGTACCAATCTCTCCGTGGGTTATGTTGAGCGTGTAGGTGTTCGTGCCTGCGAGTCGCTGTGCGATGATATTGCGGCCGTAGTTGGCGCTCGAAACAACGAGATTATGCGTCCATTCGCTCATGCGCACGATTTTCCCCGCTCTCGTCGTAATTACGCGGAGCTTGCCTTTGATTGATGGGTGTTCGGTAAATTTTTTCATAAAAATCATGACCAAGTGGCGAAATTCCAGCGCCAATCGTTTGAGGATCCTGCTCCCCATTTGTAGGGCGGGCTGTCTTTAGTGGGCGTGAGGGTCTCTCCTAGAGCAACAGTATCCGCAAGCGATTCGAGACGCTGGAGTACTTCGTTGTCTGAAACATCTATATTCTCTCGATCCTTTGCGAGGAGGGCTTCGAGCATGTCTGTGAAGGTCGTTTCGCCTGAGGCGAGCAGGTAGATGTCATATTCCATGTGGTCACTGCCTCGCGCTTTTCCCGTGATGCGGTTGATTTTAAAGGTCTTGGTGATCCCGCGGAGCGTTGAGTTGATCGTGATCTGCTGGCCTGTGCTCAAACCCGTCCTCGTTGTCCTGAGGGACGCTTCGTAGGCGCCTTCTGCCCATTTTGCCAGCTCTGCTTTGGCGTAGGCGTGGGCTTCTAAAACGCTTGTGATCGTCTTGTTCACGATCAGGTGTTGGTATTCGCCGTAGGCGGCTATGGAGGCTGAGTCTTGCACTTTGGCGATCAGGGGAATGTGCGCGTCGCCGTAGATCTTGATCGTGTCTCCGTTCGCAGGCTTGTTATCATCGCGAAATTTGATCGCTTTTTCTTGGAAATTGTAGAGGATGTCCTTGGTTGCGGGGTCGGTGATGTTATCGATTCCCACGGTCAGGGTTGTGGAGTTTTTCTTTACTGCTATGTTCGTGTAGCGGTAGATTTGCGTGAAGACGCGCTGGGTGCCGTCGGCTATGTACTTGTCCACGGCGTTGGCTTCGCTGATCGTGGTTTTGTATTCCCCGCCGCGCACGAAGATCGAGTTTTTGAGCTCGAGGATGTTGCGGTCGAACCTTAACGTCTGCCATTCAAAATTGCCGCTGGTGTCGTCGAGGTTGAAGGGCGCTGCTTGAGTTGAGGATTGGAAGAAATGAATATCTTTGTCGTAGTCGACGTACCAATCCCAGCCTATGAGGGTTGCGAGTTTTTCGAGCGCTTTGCTCAATGGCTCGTAGTTGAATTTGATCGAGGGGATGATTGGGGTGCTCAGAGGGACGTTGGTTGTCGTGAAGCCGCTGGCGAACGTCGCGATCAAATCGAGCACGATCGCGCGGGCGGTTTGGCTCGTGTAGTTCTTCACCGCCAGTTTTCTATCGAGTGTGTGGGTATGGTCTTTGCAGTTTAGGAAATATCCTTGCAGGAGGCCGCCTTCGACCTGTTCGCTACGTTCCGCGAGGATGCCTGAAAAAATCTTTATGCTATCCTCGAATAGCTCTATCGTATCCCCTAAACTTGGAATCGTCTTGCTCGGGGTTTTCAAGATTGCAAACGACAAAGTGTCGGGCTGTTTGGTCAGGCCTTCGGTTTTGGTGAGCGTGTCCCATTTGATGGAACTGCTGCGGTCTATTGCATTAACCTTGAGCTGTAATGCCATACGCTATACTTTGATGTGCCGTTTGATTTCTTTCGCGATCTCCCCTGCCCAGCGCATCGCCACTTCTTGGTCGGTGTAGAAGTCGCCGTATAAATTTACGGTTACTCCCCCGCCTCCTCCGAGAGCGGCTGGGTTTTGTGTGGCGATTAAAAAGTCGCGCGGGTTGGTGCGGATGATTTGGCCGCTGGGGGTGATGATTGCGTCGTCTACCCCTATAGCTCCTTTGATGTTTGAAAAGGCGCTGCTAATCCCGCCACCGATGGTATTCCCGACGCTTCTAACCTTTTCAACAGCGCTGAAAAATGGTTGAAGCTTATCCATGACCCATGAAACTGACTCCTCAAAAATTCTCTTAATACCGTTCCAAATATCGGAAATAAAATCTTTAATAGATCCCCATATCTTTTCAGTTTTTTCTTTGATGAGATCCCAATGCTTAATGATCCAAATGACGCCCGCGACAATGCCGCCGATGATCGCGCCGCCGATGATGAAAGGCGCAAGCGAAAGCGCGAGAGCCGCAAAACTGGCAACGGCCGATAGAATCGCTGGAATCAATGCTCCCGTGATCGCCCCCGCTACGATAAGGAGCGCGGCTTTATTGTCTTTGAACCATCCTATGATGTCCTTGACTTTCTCGATCCATTTCGGGAGGTGATTTTGCACGATGTCGATTGCGATCTCTACAAATTTCTTTCCCCATTCGAGCAATTGTTGTCCTTCGCCTCGGAGAAAAATATTCCAGGCGTCTTTGAGGTTTGAAATCATGCCGTTCAAGGATTTCGATTGCTGATCCATTAAGTTATTGAAGCGGCCGCCTTCTCCGCTCATGTTTTCGAGCGCTTTGCGGACGTCTCCGAATCCTACCTCGCCCGCGGTGATCATTTCTTGGACTTCGGCGGTTGTTTTTCCAAACATACCAGCGAGCTCTCCAAGCAATGGGACGCCTGATTCTGAAAACTGCAAAAGTTCCTGACCCATGAGCCTGCCTTTGGCTTGGACTTGTCCGAAGGCGGTGATGAGAAATGGCAGTTTTTCCGTGCCAACGCCTGCGGCGATATCGCCGAGTGCCTTGAGGTCGGGAAGCACTCGTTCAGGAACAATCCCGAAGGCAAGAAGTTTTTTGGATGCATCCTCGAGCCCTTTCAATTCGAAT